GACATACTTAACCAACTTAAAACATCCAAAGGTGAACGTGTAATGAGACCAAATTATGGTTCAATCATTATGGAGTCACTAATGGAGCCACTTGACAATCTAATAATTCAAGATATTGAAGATGATTGTATTAGAATAGTCAATGGAGATCCTAGAGTTGATTTAATCAACATAAATGTACAATCGCTTGAACATACATTAAGAGTAGAAATGTATCTTCAATATAAAGCAGATTTAACAGAAGATGTATTGATAGCAGAATTTGATGTAGATTTTAACGGGGAAGAAGCATAATGGCGATCAGTAAAAGAAATAGTAATTTATTTGCCGCAGAAAATTGGGAAGTGGCATATTCAGCCTATACTAATGTAAGTTTCAAAGCATATGATTTCAGCACAATGAGAGCATCGATGCTTACATACATTAGAGAAAACTACCCAGAAAATTTTAATGACTACATTGAAAGTTCAGAATTTGTAGCAATCATAGAATTGATAGCCTATCTGTCGCAGAGTTTGGCATTTAGGGTTGACTTAAACACAAGAGAAAACTTTTTATCAACAGCGGAAAGTAGAGATAGTATTTTAAGATTAGCAAATATGCTAGGGTATGCTCCAAAGAGAAACATACCAGCAAGTGGCTTATTAAAGGTAACATCCATGTCAACAACAGAACCGTTGTTTGATGCCACAGGTGCTAGTATTCAAAATACAGAAATATTTTGGAACGATGACGATAATCCAGACAGTTTTGATCAATTCGTAGCAATACTTAATAGTGCGATGTCTAGTAATAATCCATTTACTAAACCTATCGCAGAAGAAGTAGTAGGAAGTATACCTACAGAAATTTATGCCATTAATAATCAAAGAGGACAAAATTTAACATTTAATTTTAGTGCTGACATCAACGGTGAAGAGTTTCCTTTTGAAATAGTTAGCAGTAATATTAATGCCAATAAAGTTTTTGCTGAAGCACAGCCTGATGTATATCAACCAATGCGGTTTCTATACAGAAATGATAAAAAAGGATTAGAGAGTCCGTATACAGGTTTCTTCTTTATGTTTAAGCAGGGAGAATTAACTTACAGTGATTACATTTTTGAAAGAGCATTAGCAGGTAGAACAATAGAAGTTGCTGATACAAATATCAATGAAACAGATATATTCCTTCAGAGATTAGATGAGAATGCAGTTAGACAAGTTACTTGGAAAAGAGTACCTAACTTAACAGGCCAGACTTTAGCATACAACTCACTTGCTCTAAGCGACAGAAATGTTTATCAAGTTGAAAATACTGTAAACGATGGAATCAGAATTAAGTTCCCAGATGGTAACTTTGGTAATGTTCCTACAGGCATATTTAGATTATATTATAGAAAAAGTGCTGGCACTAGACTAAACATAAGACCAGAAAACTTTGGTACTGTTAGAATAAACATACCATACTTTAATTCAGCAAGTGAATTATACACATTAACAGTTAATTTAGAATTACAAAACTCTGTAACAAATTCAGCACCAGCAGAAAGTTTACAGAGCATTAAAAACAATGCTCCGCAGAATTACTATACACAAGATAGAATGGTAAGTGCTCAAGACTATAACATTTATCCATTAAGTCAAAGTGCTAATATTCTTAAGTTAAAAGCAACAAATAGAACACATGCTGGGCATAGCAGATATATTGATATAGAAGATCCAACAGGAAGGTTCAGCAAAGTTACATCATATGCTGATGACGGAGCATTATATAAAGACGATGAGCCGTATCAAAGACCATTAACATTTGGTTTAAACAAAACTATAAATCAAATATTAACTGATGACATTGCTGATATGACAAAGCATTATACATTACAAAACTATGTGTATGATGATTTTAGAAAGCAACATAACAAAAAAACACCAGGTTCCTTTGATTTAATTAATAAAGATATATTATGGAAAACACAACCAAGTGCTCCTAAAAATCAAACAGGGTATTTTACTACCTTGAATGCTGGTACAAGAGAGATTCTTAATAATAGCAAAATGGATAATAGGATCATACAACCTGGTTCGTATTTAAGATTTAGAAATCCAAAAGATCAAACAGATACTTTGTTAGCAAGTATTACAAGCATATCGAATAGTGGTGTGCCTTTAAACGAACTTGCTACTACAACAGGTGTTGTTAAACTAAGTAAAGATATTCCTAACGGGTGGTTAGCATACGAAATACTGCCATCCTTGAATGCTTCTTTACTTGAACAAGATATTGGTGCTGTATTTAAACAAAAAATTGATAACAAAGAAGATTTTGGTATAGGGTATGATTATAACCCTATTGATGTAGCAAACAGTCATTGGTATATTATTGACAACAGCCAATTACAAAAAACAGCATCATTTGACGCAGATAGATCATCTGGTGCTAGTTGGTTAATAAAAGCAGAATATAATCAAAGCGAATCATCAACGTCAATCTCTAAATACACTTTTACATCTAGAGGAACTAGATATGTGTTTGAAAGTTTAAATGACGTTAAATTCTATTTTAGTAATGATGAGAAAGCATACGACAGCACTAGCGGTCAAGTTAAAAAGGATATTATTGAACTTACAACAGAAAATTACAAGCCACTTATTAAGGAAACATATACATGGTTTGATTCAGATGAAGACGGTATTTCAGATGTATGGAAATTAGCAGATTCAGATGCTACATATACACCGTCAGGCGCAAGTCAAAACATAGTTCTAAGAAGTAGAAGTTCAAAAGCAAAAGACATGGAACTGAGATTTATCAGTAACTTTGGTATATTACAGAATGGCGAAACTACAGTAAGTGGTACGGCCTCCTATGCTCAAGGTGATTTTATTAGTCCAGTGGAGTTAGCAATACAAGTTGATCCATTAAGTGCGTCAACTGGTAAAGCAGTTGTCAAAACCAACAGTGGCACACTTACAACATTCCCAAGTGAAATACAAATACCAATATCGCAAATTACAGAAACTGTAACAGGCGGTGCTAATGGTAATATTGCTTATGTAAAATGGGACGTTGGAAGTTCAAGTTACAAAACATATCAGGGTAATGCTACCACAACAAGTTTCGAAGTAGGTGCTTACAGCAACGAAGGACATATTGATTTATTGTCAAATAACAGCATTAAGATTTCAGACTTTGATACTATTACAAATAGATGGCAAGGATTTAGGCATCAAGATAAATTAGAAGTAATTTACAAAAATGTTAGAGAAGTTTTAGACACACCATTAGAGTTTGAAGTTGTTGACCCTTACAAATACAATGACGGCTATGCCGATCCGGCAAAGGTTGTAGTATCACCACTAGACAGTGACTATGATGGCTTCCCTGACAATCCTTCATTATTTGATGACTTTGTCAGCAGTGACGACTTTGTATTCTTTGAAACCAAAGTTGATTTAGACGGATATAGTTATGAAAAGCCTGCTAAATTTAAAATACTAGACTTACAAGCAGAAGATGTAATAAGTGTAAATTTTGGTTTGGAAACAGTAGCACCTGGATCAAATCCAGACAACACTACTAAGTTTTCAGACTTTGATTTAATATATGTTAAAAGTCTAGATGTAGCAGAAAAATATTTAAAGAATTCGGTAGGTAAACTTATACACAAATTAGTATTTCCTAGAGATGAGTTACCAAAAGTTTATGAATTAATAAATGATTTAACAACACCAAAATTAGTTGTTTTATCACAGAACAACGCATACAATGTTAAGCCAGGAAGATCGTTTTCACAAAACACTTTAGAACTTAGTCCAAGAAATTGTAGTTTTAAATGGCAACATTATGCTCCATCTGAAGTTAGAATAGATCCAAGTATTAGTAACATTATAGAAATGTTTGTTGTTACTAAAACATTCTATTCCAATATGTTAGAATATAAAAACGGCGTAATAAAAGAATTACCAGAATCGCCTACATCAGATGAATTAAATCAAGAATTACAAGTACTTGACAATTACAAAAGTTTAAGTGATCAGATTGTTTATAGCAGTGGTAAATTTAAACTGCTATTTGGTAAAGATGCTGACACTGAAGTACAAGCACAAATTAAGGTTGTAAAACTGCCTAACGCATCTTCTAGTGATACAGAAATTAGAAGTGCTGTATTAGGTTTAATTGATCAATACTTTGATATTAATAATTGGGACTTTGGAGAAACATTTTACTTTTCAGAGTTAAGTGCTTTCATACACCAAGAATTAGGTGGTACAGTAGCAACTGTAGTTATAGTTCCAAGTAAAGCACAATCTAACTTTGGTGACTTATATCAAGTTAGATGTGAACCAGACGAATTATTCATGAGTACAGCAACAGTTGACAATATTGAAATTGTCAAGAGTTTGACTAGTACAAATTTAAAACAATCAACTGCTCCAACATCAGGAAGTACAACAACATCTTCTGCTACAACAACATCAAGTAGTAGCAGTAGCAGTTCAAGTAGTTCAGGTAGTTCAGGCAGTGGCGGAAGTGGAAGCAGTTATTAATGAGCAATAAATATTTTGATTTATTACCGGTACAACACCAGACGAGTGTTAATAAGAACTTTTTCGAAAGTACTGTTGAGCAACTATTTGCTAAAGCAAACTTAGAAGATGTTAAAGGCTTTATTGGAAGAAAAATTCCAGGTGTTGACAATAATACAAATACAGTATTTGTAGAACAACCAGCACCTAACAGAGAATACTATAGTTTAGAGCCAACAGTTACCACAATCAATAAGAACACAGGTAGGCCAGATAATTTTGTTTTCTACGAAGATTATATTTTTAATCACAGAAGCAAAGGTGGATTAATAGGTAACCATGATAGAATTTTTAAAGCAGAGCAGTATAACTTTGCTCCGCCAATTGATTTAGATAAATTTATAAATTATCAAAATTACTACTGGTATTCTAGCGGACCAGAACCAATACAGGTTTTAGGTAACGCATCAGTAAGTATTGTAATTGACGACTTAGTCGGACTTAAAACATTTACATCGCCTAACAATGTAGAATTTAAAACAGGCATGGTTGTACAGTTTGGTGAATTTACTAGCGGTACATCATATTCAGTAGGTAAATCATATATTGTCGAAGGTGTAGGTCAGAACATATTTTTTGTAGATGTTCCTACAGCAGAACTTTCTGTTAGTGCCTACAGTGAATTTCAAACTCAACCGTACGACGGCAATGCTGTACCTAACGCAATTAGTACTGGTACTTATAGTAATACAGATCCAATTGGTTCAAGTATACTTGCTAATATTTTAACATTAGCAAATACTAATATTAATACAGCAACATTTGATTTTGATATTGCTAGGCCAGTAGACCTAACTACAAAAACTGACGGAAACATTAGAGCAACATTTACTGGTGACTATGGCGACAATGTAAACAACACTAACCACGTAAGAATAAATGTATTTGATAAAACAAATAAAGTTAAAAGCGATGCTTCGACTACAGCATATGGTTTTGTAGGAGCATACTTAACTAGAGCAGATGGTACTAACCCAGCAACTACAATTAATAAGAGCGACACGTTTACTAATGCTGGTGCCAACTATTCTACTGATACAGAAGTTTTAACTAACACAATTTATATAGATAGTAACAATGACATTTACCCAGGTGCTAGAGTATACCACCCAGATTGCGGACAAGCAACAGTAACTACCGTAAACTCTACTAATGTAGTATTAAGTCACACTATATTATTAAGAAAAAATTCTACTAATACAATTACGTTTGATAGTCAGATGCCACAGTTTAGTATTAATACAGGTTCTGGCACTAAAACAATTACATTAGATCAATATAGTTCAACAGGCGCAGAGTTAAAAGAAATTGACTTGGCCACATATACTGCTGTTTCAAATGCGGCAGTTATTGTATCACCATTAGATTTAATGGACACAATTAATGATGTAGGAATAGCAAACTTAAATGTTGTTGCTACAAGTAATTCCATTGAACTTATAGAATTAAACGGTAATGCTGTAACAATAACAAACATAACAAATGATGCTAGAAATAGATCTTTTGTAGGTTCAAATAATACTTCTGGTTTAGAAGGAACAACTACAGCAATTAATTCTACGAATATAGAAAACAATATATACGAAATTTTTAACAAGACATCAAATTCATTTGATATCAATGTAGGTGGTGCTGTAAATGTATTGCGTGACTCAAACGCAACATTTATCAATTACGGTGATTCTACAAAAGCAAATGTACAGATATATTCAGATACAGTTGTACAAGCAGGTTCACAAATATTCTTTGATAAAACTTTAGGGTCATTATCAGCAGGTACTATTACAAATGTTTTAGGAACACCAACTACAAAAACTTTTTATATCTCTACTGGAGATACAGCATATGGTGGAACACAATCATCAGGAGACTTTACTCAACCAAGATATGGTAAATTTAATCATCCAGCATACACACAATTTTTAGATGCTAACGGTTCAGTACAAGCGGCCGCCAATGCTTTAGCAAGTTTTGATACTGCTAACATAGAATCAATTTATGCTGATGTAAGCCAGACAGGTGCTTTACTAACTTATGCTTGGGACACAGGCAGTTGGGATAACACACCAATACAAGATGTTGCTGACTACTTAGTATTACAACGTGGATCTAAAAACAAAAATCCATGGAGTAGATTAAATTATTGGTATCATGTTGATGCTCTAAGAGAACCTTTAAAAGATAATGTTTCTGGATTTAGTATTCCAGAAGGAGCAATCAGAGCCACACGACCTATTCTAGAGTTTCAAAGAGACTTAGAATTGTATGGCTGGGGCAACAGTTTTATATCAACAGTAGATATTGTTGCTGACAAACCAAAAGAAGAATTAGAAGGATTACAAATTGGCTTCCCTATTAACAGCAGTAGCGGTAGCCAAGGATCAACTATTATTTTCCCTAATAATGAATCAACTGTAGCCAGTAAAGTTTATAAAATATATAATCATGGACAAGAACTAGAAGTAGAGAATTATTCAGGAATAATTTCTATAGATGATAAAGTATTAATTTTTCCATCGGCTGATACTACTGCGATAGCAAACGCAAGTGTTTCAAGTAATGTAGCATCGATTTTAGGAAATGTATCAACCTCTGGTGTTATAACAGACACCGATACCCTTACAAGTAATAGTATAATTTACGCAAATAAAATTTTAACGCCTTCGGTTGGCGATGTATTAGTTACTGTGGATATTAATAATATTGTTATTGGCCGAGCAACTGTAAAAACAATTGGCACTGATAGAACAGGATTAATTAAATTTAACAATGTCGAAGCATTGTCTAACATTGTTGTTACAGGCGGGCATGTTTTCAGTACCGGTGGTACAAATGCTGGTAAGGATTATTACTGGAATGGCAACAGGTGGCAACAGGCTCAGCAAAAAATGGCTCTTCAACAAGCACCTAAGTTCACATTGTATGATGATGAAGGTGTTAAAGTTGACGACATAGCAAAATATCCAAACAGTGATTTCACAGGGTGTCCTGTGTTTACATATAACACTAATGATAGCACTGGTACATATGACAGCATACTAAAAGCAAATGTTGTATATCAAAGTGGTAAGTTTAGTAGTGAGCCTACATTCCATAACCACTTAGCACATCATACAGTAACTTGGAAGGCGTCGCCAACAGCAGATGCCCAAACAATTCCAGGATACCTTTACTATAAAGATTTAAATCAAGATTATCAAGGCAATGATAATACTTTATTGAGAAATAACTGGCATCCAGTAAACTTGCCAACTAATTATAGAAATTTTAGTAATACAGCAACATACTTTGCTGGTGAAGTAGTTAAATACGAAAATAATTATTTTACAGCAAACAGCAATATTACAGCAGGTGAATTTAGTATTAGTAATTTTGATTACTATGAAAATAGTTTTCCTGTAACGTCAAAACAGTATGTGGAAGATATTATACAAATTACAGACTTAACTGTAAGCAGTAACACTTTTGTTACAAGTGCTATACCTGTTAATAACGAAGTTATAGTTTTTCATAATACGACTAAATTAAAATTAGGCACAGATTTTAGCATTGTTACAGATAATCAGGGTATTAGATTAGCAAATACTGTTACACTTGCTGTGGGCGACATAATTAATGTAAAAACCTATACCGAAAAAGATAGGTTAACTAATTTAGATGCTTATGGCTTTTTTGAAATACCAGGTGTATTAAAGTATAATCCTACCAATACAGAAATAATGAATGTTGCGTTTGGCGACATGCTAAGTCATTTCCATACAATGATGGAAAATCAAAATGGATTTACTGGTTCGTTGAGCGGTGTTAATAATTATAAAGACACAGCAAAAGACTTGAGCATAACACAGTCTACAATATCGCAAACATCAGACGAGATACTGTCGTCAATGTACATGACTAAATCGTCAACTAGAGATTTCTTAAACGCACTGAGATTTGGTAATAATGAATATGTTAAGTTCAAGAACAAGTTTATTGGCTCAGCAGAAACATATTTAAGAAATACTGATTACCTTGGACAAAACAATTTAGAAATTGTTGATACAATATTAAAAACAATTAAGAATTCTAAAGTTTCAAAAGAAGCACACAAATTAACATACATGGCTCCTATTGGAACAAATTATACTACTAGCACGGTTACAGTTAGTGACACGTCTATAGTAGATTACACATTTGATAATACAGCAAATGTTGCCTTGGATACAAATTTATATACATTAACACATGGCGACACAGTTTTAGTTGCTGAAAAAGACTTTACTATAGAATCAAGTTTACCACTAGATATAAAATTAGATTCTAGTATTTCTTTAACAAAGAATGATGTACTAACATTAAGAGTTTATGAGGATTCGGAACCTGCGTTAATACCAGCAAGTTTATCTAAGTTAGGTATTTACCCAACATACGAACCACAATTTAAAACAGATACCACGTATCAAACAAATTTAGATGTCATACAATGTCATGACGGTAGTTACATACCAAGACAGAATGATAAGATAGATGAAATTATTTTAACACTAGAAACATTAATCTATAATAATATTGCTAGTGAATATAGAACAGCAGATAGAAATGCGGAGTATTGTTTTGTAGAAACACTAAAACCTTCATTCTATCAAAGTTCAGATTACAAGTGGTTTGAAATAAATGACTTACTAGAAAACAATTTTAACAAGTGGGTGAAAGCAAACGGCATCGATTGGAGGAACAACTCTACAGTCGACAGCACCAATGAGTTTACATGGAATTACAATTCAGACTTTAAATCACCAGGGCATTGGAGAGGTATATTTGATTTTTATTATGATACACAAACTCCGCATACAACACCTTGGGAAATGTTTGGCTTTGTTAAAAAGCCTAGTTGGTGGGATAGAAAATACCCATTAGCAGTTACAAGTTCTAATACTGAACTTTGGACTAATGTACAGTTTGGATATATTCCAGAAGGTAACAGAAAAGGATATCACAAACGTTGGGCAAGGCCTGGATTAGTTATACCAGTAGATTCTAGCGGTAATTTAAGATCACCACAAGATATAATTTATACTTCTACCACTGCTAATACATTAGAGATTAACAATAACTGGAAGTTTGGTGACTGCTCTCCGGCAGAGTATGCCTGGAAGAAAAGTTCTTATTATCCATTTGCTATTGCAGAAGCAATGTATTTGGCAAGACCAGCATTGTTTATGTCAACGTTCTTTGATAAAAAAGACAGAGTCAGATTCCCAGCACAAACAAATCAAGTAGTAAGCAAAGCAACTAGAAAAAGGATTGGCTTTGAAAACTACGCACCACACGGTTACGTTGATTCTGATAATAACATAACAATTAAATTTGGAGCATCTACTTTGGTAGATAGTTTCTTAAAGTTCCAGACATTAAGAACAAACACTGAATTAGCCGATCCAGTAAGAACTATTAACACTAGGCTTGGACATAAGTTTGGCGGTTTTGTAAATGATAAAACATTAAAAGTTTTCAGTGATAGTTTAAGTATCGATGGTTTTTCAGCAGGCCAAAGAGTGCCATCAGAAGATGTTATTACAGCATTACATACAAGTGATTACAACTCAAGAAACTTTTATACTGGTGTAAAGATTATTAAAACAGCAACAGGTTATACTGTAACAGGTTACGATACAGTATCACAAATGTTTGATATTATTCCTAGTGATAAAGCAGGACCGCAAGAAGACGTAAGTGAAGGTGGCACACCGGTATCATTTAGTACATATGATTCTACAATTTCATATTCGCAAAACGATTATGTTAAATTAGGTAGCATATATTATCAAGCAAAAGAAAATATACCAGCAGAAACATTTACTCAATCACGTTGGACTAGATTGCCAGCATTACCTACTGAAGGTGGTGCGTCAGCAACATATTATCAAAATGGTTTACCTAAGACAGCAAAAGTGCCATACAACAAACATTTTGAAAGTGTAGCAGAAGTATTTGATTTATTAGTAAGTATTGGAAGACATCAAAAAGCATCTGGTTACGATTTTGGAGAATACGATACATCAGTTAGTTCTGTAAATGACTGGTTACTATTTGGTAGAAGATTCTTATTCTGGACAACAGAAGAACATTCAATAAATGAATCCATAACACTTAGTCCGCAAGGAAACCAGGTTATATTTACAAGTGGTACTGGTAAAATAGCAGAACTTAAAAATAATATCAACGAACAGTACTCTTTAACAGACGAAGACGGTAAAAGAATTAATATAAAAGATTGTGGTATTTTAAGAGAGGATAACACAATTACAATTCTGCCTCCAGAAGGCATAGCGATTTACGGTTGTTTATTACACACAGAGTTAGTCGAACATGCTGTGGTATTTAATAACAGAACATCATTTAACGATTTAATATACGATAACGTATTAGGAATTAGACAAGACAGACTAGATCTTAACGCACAAAGAAGTAGAAACTGGGATGGTAGGTATACTGCTGAGGGATTAATCATAACAAATTCAGGTGGGGTATTACCAAACTTTGAATTGTTGGTTGACAGCATTAGAGCATATCACGATCCTTCGTTTGTGTCTGTAGAGCCAAACAAAACAGAACTAGCAAGAGGCTTGATTGGATTTAGTACAGATTCAAGTTTATCAAACATTATGTTGTCTGATCCAGCACAATTTGAATTCTATAAAGGAATAATTAGAAACAAAGGTACTGCTAACAGTATAAGCAGTATTCTAAGATCAGATGTTGTCAACACAAATAAGGATATTGAAATCAATGAAGAGTGGGCAATCAAACGTGGCGAGTTTGGTGATGTATTTAATCATCAAAGTATGGACATTAATTTACGCCAAAGTGATTTTATTACAGATAATCAGCAAATAGAAATTTTATATCCTGAAAATATTACAGGAACAGTTAGTAACATTTTTGTATACGAAAGAAATACAACATATTTTAAAGTACCGACAATTGAAATTGATGCTCCGTCAGTGGGTAATGCCGCAACAGCAACAGCAAAACTATACGGCAATGCTCAATTAGAAAGTGTAACAATTACTAATGGCGGTGACGGTTATGATGCTAAACCAAATGTTGCTGTTATTACAGGTAACATTGTTGTAGCAAGAATCGATGAAGTATTACAAAACGGTTTAGCATTTAGTAATGCTGACGTAGACGTACCTTTAACTGGTACATCAGCAATATCAAATATATCAATTACAGATTATACTACATCAACTAATACAACTGTTGATGTTGATTTAGCAAATTCTTACACAATAGAAAATGTTGTAAGACAAATTAACAAACAATTATCACTAGCAAATATTTCAGACGTTGTAGCATTTAGTGATTTAGATACTGATGTTGAAAAATTAAATATAACAAACGTTACAGCAAATGGCAGTAATGCTGTTATATTAACATCGGGTACTGCTCACGGATTTAATCCGCCAAGTACAACTAGAGCAAATGCTTCAATTCAGTCTATATCAAGAGCCGCTAATGCTGTTATAACATTAGATAGTGCTGGTATTGGACCAGATACTTGGAGTACAGGCGATACAATATTTTTACAAAACGTTGTTGGTGGCACAGGATTTAGTGCCCTAAGTAACACAATGTTCTATGTTAAAGGAACAGGTGTTGACAGACAATACGAATTATTTACAAATGCTTCCATGAGTGCTGGTGCTAACACACTACCTTATACAGGTACAGCAACAGGTGGTGAGGCGTATGCTAGAGCAAACGTTGATTATGTTAATGTTACAGGATTATCAGGAGTTAACGACGGTGACTACTTTGTACGTTACAAGCCAACTGCTCCAGAGTCGCATAGTACAACACAATTTGAACTATACCATGACAATGCTGTAAGAAACCCTGTAGTACATACAGGAATTAATACAGACGTTACAGGCTCACTATCAGTATATAGAACAGGCGGCGACAAAAGATTATATATTAGAGGTGCTGATTTCCAATTAGCAGAAAGCACATTGCCTGGCGGTAATCCGAGTACATCATTAAGTGTACTTAATATGACTGCTGGAAGATATCAGCCACAACAAAGGTTCCCAATTCAAACAGCAAATAATACTACAACAAGTGATATTATTGTAACAATTGGCGGAACATCAGTTACAAGTTCATTCTTTACATTTGATGTTGGAGCAAGGACAACAAATTTACTTGATTCGAATCAGATAAATCAAAAATTATCATTAGATCAATTCACAGTTGATTTGACTGGTACAAGCAATATGCTAAATGAAAATGTCGTAGAAAGAGACGGCCAATATCCGTATATTGAATTCTACATTGATGGACAAGAAATTAAGAACACACCAAGTTATAGAGCAGTTACAGTTTCTAACGCCATAGCAGGCACAACAAGAGTAACTTTCTCAAATGTATCTCAATATGCTAATGCTATTAGTATAGGAGCCAACGTAACTATTGCTGAAATGGGTACAGTTCAGTTTGCTAATACATTAACAACAGATACACCAGGATCAAAACTTGTTATTAAGTCTGTCGCTAACGATACACTTATAGCAAATACTACAAGCAAAAGAACATATAAAGTAGTTAAAGATGATCCTACTGATAACAGAATCACAATTGATATAGATAATACAGCAGAAATGCTGAAGAGACCAACTAACACAGTTGACAAAGGTATATGGCCAACAAGTAGTAATACACAATTTAGTATTCCTAATGCTG